ACCTGTAAGGGTGATCTTGATAAGGCACAGTTCTTAATCTATCGCTTTAGCACGGACTTGTCTGAGCTTAAGCAGGATGGTCGTTATACAAACCTTGATAAGATTAATATTACTGGTCACTCTGTACTAGCTGAACCAGACTATAGTGGTAACTCTGATGACACAGACTTTTCCTTTAAGGATAAGCCTCGTCAGAAGTTCGTAGCATATGAGTACTGGGGCTACTGGGATATCAACAACACTGGTATCGTAGAACCTATTGTTGCCACCTATGTTGGTGAGACAATGATCCGTATGGAAGAGAACCCATACCCGGACAAGAAGATTCCTTTTGTTATGGCTCAGATGTTGCCTAAGCGTAACTCAAGCTATGGTGAGCCAGATGGTGCACTACTAGAAGATAACCAAAAAATAGTAGGTGCAGTAACTCGCGGTATGATTGATATCATGGGTCGTTCTGCTAATGGTCAGTTAGGTATCCGTAAAGATGCATTGGATGTTACCAACAGACGTAAGTACGAGAAGGGCTTGGACTATGAGTTCAATGCCACTGTAGATCCACGACAAGCATTCCATATGGGCTCTTATCCAGAGATACCTAAGTCAGCTGAAGTAATGCTAGGCTTACAGAACCAGGAAGCAGAATCTCTAACAGGTGTTAAAGCTTTCTCTTCAGGTCTATCTGGACAGGCACTTGGATCAACAGCTACAGGTATTCGAGGCACATTAGATGCCACAAGTAAGCGAGAGTTAGGTATACTCCGACGCTTATCTACATGTATTAGTGAAGCTGGTCGTAAGATTCTAGCTATGAACGCTGTATTCCTTTCTGAGGAAGAGACAGTACGTATCACTAACGAAGAGTTTGTACAGGTACGTAGAGATGACCTATCAGGTAACTTTGACCTTAAGTTAAGTATCTCCACTGCAGAGACAGATAACGAGAAAGCTCAGGAACTAGCATTTATGCTACAGACCATGGGTAACTCAATGGATCCTTCAATGGGTCAGATGTTGTTAGAAGAGATTGCCATGCTTCGTAAGATGCCAACACTTGCTAAGAAGATCAAAGAGTATCAACCACAGCCTGATCCAATACAGCAGGAGAAAGCACAGTTGGAGCTTGAACTCCTTAAGGCTCAGATATTTAATGAGCAAGCTAAGGGTGCAGAGAACCAAGTTGATGTTCAGCTTAAACAGGCTAAGACTCGTAACTTAGAGAGTAAGTCTGATAGCGAAGACCTAACGTTCTTAGAGCGTGAGTCTGGTGCTGACATGGATAAGGAAATGCAGAAGAAAGATTTTGATAGACGATCTGCTCTTGATTTAAAGGCAGCAGACAGTATGTTAAAAAAAGACGAGACACCTAAGTCTCAATAACCTAAACCAAGATAACCTACAGGTAAAGCTGGGGGACACGAAGGTATATAGCAATGAATGAAATCGAGCAGATTGAAGTAAGTATTGAAGCAGCACGTAAGGATGTTGATAAGATGGAGTCGTTACTACGACTTGTATCTAATAAAGATTTTATAGACGTCATAGATGAAGGTTACTTCATGGATGAGGCAAGCAGGTTAGTTATCCTGAAGGCAGATCCCTCTATGGCAGATGATGGTTCACAGAAGATCATTGACCACGGCATTATTGCCATTGGCAATGTGCGTCAGTACCTGCAGAAGGTTATGCAAGTAGGTCGTATGGCTCAACAAGGTATTAAGGAAGACGAAGAAACTCGTCAAGAATTACTAGCAGAGGAGTTGTAATATGACTGCTATTAATCCACTAGACCTTCCTGATGATGAGATCAACGATGCCATCTCTACTGAACTGGCTCGACTAGATGAAGAAGAGGCTAGCGCCTCTCCTGATGTAGAAGATGACGTAGTAGAGTCAGATGACGAAACCGTAGATGATGATGAAGCAGATGATGATGAAACTACGGATGAAGACGCTGATGAAGATTCTGAAGATAAAGAATCTGATCAAGACTCTGATGACGACTCTGAGGACGCAGACGATGCGACTGAAGGTGATTCTGATGACAAGTCTGACGATGATGACGATAAGGATGAAGATCCTTCAGAGGACACTACAGAGGCTTCTAAGGAAGCTGACGTTGACTCTAAAGAAGAAATAGACTATAAAGTCCAGTATGAAGCCTTACTTAGCTCTTTCAAGGCTAATGGTAAGGAAATGAAGGTTGATACTGTAGAAGATGCTCGTGATCTGATGAAGATGGGTGCTAACTACAATAAGAAGATGGCTGCTATTAAGCCCAACCTTAAAGTCATGAAGATGTTGGATAACCATGGCTTGCTGGACGAAGAAAAACTTAGCTACTTGATTGATCTTAGTAAAAAAGATCCTGAGGCAATCAAGAAGCTTGTGAAGGATAGTGGAATGGATCCACTAGATATAGACACTGACAATATTGCTTATACACCAAAAGCTTACACTGTCTCCGATAGCGAAGTAGCTCTAGATGGAATACTCGATGACATTCGAGACACAGAATCTTTCAATGCTACTATCGACATCATTGGCAACAAGTGGGACGAAGCGTCCAAAGACACCATCGCTAAAGATCCTAGTATCATTAAGGTCATTAACGAGCATGTCGCATCAGGTATATATAAGCAGGTCAGCGAAGTTGTAGAACGGGAGCGAATTTTAGGAAGACTTAATGGTCTTTCTGATATTGAGGCTTATAAACAGATAGGCGATGCGATCAATGCTAAAGGAGGTTTCGGTGACCCCGTACAGGACACCAAGACTAATCCGACTAGTACATCCAAATCAAATAATGTTAATAAGACAAACAATCCTGTAGATCCAAAGCTTAAAGATAAACGGCGAGCAGCGGGTTCTGCAAAAAGTAAGCCTAGTAAGGCTAAACCTGAATTTGACGTTCTCAATATGAGTGACGAAGAGTTCGAGAAGATGTCTTCTAGTAAGTTTGTTTAAACTAATATTATTTAATTATTAAGGTGTATTATTATGACTGCAAAGTATAACGACCCAGCTGGCGGCACAGCCTCTACTGTAGGTTCACAGTTACGTACTGATTACTTCCACAAGAAAGCTCTTGTAGAAGCGGCAAAAGAAAGTTTCTTCGGTCAGTTGGCTGATGTTACTGCTATGCCTAAGAACATGGGTAAAACCATTAAGCGTTTCCATTACCTACCTATCCTTGATGATCGTAACATCAACGATCAAGGTATCGACGCATCTGGTGCAACAATCTCTAACGGTAACCTATATGGTTCATCTAAAGACGTTGGTGTTATCGCTGCTAAGATTCCTGCTCTGTCTGAAGCTGGTGGTCGTGTTAACCGTGTTGGCATGAAGCGTATCGAACTTGAAGGTTCTATCGAGAAGTTTGGTTTCTTCGATGAGTACTCTCAAGAGTCTTTGGACTTCGATTCTGATTCTGAGTTACTTCAGCACATCACTACTGAGTCTGTGAAGGCTGCTAACGAGATGACTGAAGATCAACTTCAGGTAGACTTGTTGAACGGTGCTGGTGTTGTACGTCTAACTGGCGTAGCAACTACTGCTGCTGAGTTGTCTGGTGAAACCGGTGCAATCTCTGCTGTAACTTATGACGACTTGGTTAAGTTGAACATTGAGTTGAACAACAACCGTACACCTAAGCAAACCAAAGTAATCTCTGGTTCGCGTATGGTAGATACCAAAGTGGTTAACGCTGCTCGTATCATGTACGTTGGTTCTGAAATGATCCCTGCGATCATGAAGATGACTGACTACCACGGCAACAAGGCGTTTATCCCATTAGCTCAGTATGCACAAGCTGGTAGTGTGATTCGTGGTGAGATTGGTTCTGTAGACAGCTTCCGCATCGTTGAAGTTCCTGAGATGATGAAGTGGGCTGGTGCTGGTGCTGCTGAATCAGCTAACGCTGGTTACTACGCTACTGGCGGTAACTACGACGTATTCCCAATGATGGTTGTTGGTGACGGCGCATTTACTACTATCGGTTTCCAAACTGATGGCAAGACTGTTAAGTTTAAGATCAAGCACGTACGTCCTAGTGAGAACCATAGTTCTACTGACCCGTATGGCGAGACTGGCTTCTACAGCATCAAGTGGTACTACGGTACTATGTTGCTACGTACAGAGCGTTTAGCTGTAATCAAGACTGTTGCTGAAATCTAAGCAATAGTTTTATAATAAGGCCTCTCCTTCGGGGGAGGCTTTTTCACATATAGAGGCGATCACCCTCTTCAAAAGGTAGAAGTAAAATGAACGATGAAATTACACAAGAAGTAGAAGTAGATGAAGTAGAAGAGAACGCAATTCCTAGTGAGTTGGACTCCCTACGAGCACGTGCAGACCAGATGGGTGTTACTTACCGTCATAATACTGGAGTAGATAAACTCCGTAAGTTAGTAAACAAAGCTCTAGAACCTGAGGAAGAAGATGAGGAAGTTGAAGTTAAGGCTGCCCCAACATCTCAAGGTGCTATTTTAGCTGCAAAACGTAAAGAAGCTTCAAAGCTTGTACGTATCCGAATTACATGTATGAACCCTAACAAGAAGAACTGGGAAGGTGAAATCTTCTCCATTGGCTCTTCTAAGCTGGGTACATTTAAGAAGTTTGTACCATTTGATTCAATTGATGGATGGCATGTACCACACATCATCTACAATATGATCAAAGATCGTAAATGTTCTGTGTTTTATAATGCTAAGACACCTAATGGACAAAAGATCCGTAAGAGTAAGTTGGTACCAGAGTTTAGTATTGAAGTTCTGGATCCATTAAACGAGGCAGAGTTACGTAATTTGTCTCGTCAGCAAGCACTAGTAAACGATGAATAAGGAATAGCTATGTATACCGTTGGATCTACTGTTACATTTACAATTACCCGGCCTCAGTTAAAAGCTGGAGAAGTAGCTGCAGATGCTATCAGCGTTCGTGCAGTGGATCCTGACGGTATCTTTAGTAGCATCGCCCTAACAGGTGATGTTTCTCCTACTATCGCTGTAGCAGGCCAGATTACATTCTCTGACTTGCTCAACAAGAAAGGTGTATGGCGTTATGAAGTATTGACCTCATCTAATGTGGCTCATGTGATTAACGTCAACGCTGTCTCTACAGAGACTGCCTACACTTCTACTGTTAAATTTTAAGGTATTAACATGACAGACATTACCGTAGGTAGCGTAACAGACGGCACGATCAATGGTGACGGTGTATTCGACAAGTTAATGAAGTCGGTTACATCACATCTAGATGATCAGTACTCTAAGGGTCGTATCAAAGGTGCAGACTACGCTAATGTCTATTTAGGATCTATTCAATCTGCTATGCAACACTCCGTTACATTTGTAATGGGTGAGCAAGAAGCAGAGAAGCGGGTTGAGCTATTAGCCGCTCAAA